TGTGTTAAACCGTTATACAAGAAAGATTGTACTTTCTTATCTAACTTTAAGCCATTCAACTCACCAGGTCTCAATGCTTCAAATACATTTTGTACATAAGCTTGAGCAGCCTGTTCTTGTTGTTGTTTAGCATACTCTTGTTCAGCTAATTTTCCTTGAACCATTTCCTCTTGCATTTGATCCAATTTAGGTTTATACTGTCTAGCTTTCTTTTCTAGGTTACCTAAATCTTTGATGGTATTGATTTCTTCTTCAATATCCTCTGCAGATTCACCTCTAGCTTGTAAGTAAGATCTTACAATATACTCTTGGTCTGTTTCAACTTCTGGATTTAATTCTCTCACTTGTTCCACGTGGGACAATGCTTGGAATAATCCTTTTAAATCTCTTCCACCGTCCATTACATACTTTGCAGCATATTGTAATTCTTCTGGTAAAGATTCAAAAAATTCAGCTGGTGTTTGGGCAGCCACTTCTTGTTTCATATTAGAAATGTTTGCTTCCCACAACTCATCAACATCTTTTTCACTCAAAGAACTTAAATAGTCATCTAAATCTTGTTTGGTCTCATCATAATCATCAAAGGCAAACATCTCTTTAGATTCTATTCTTTTTTTCAGGAAGTTAACTAAACCTGATTTTTCTGTTTTAGGACGGCCACCTTTCGCAGGGGTTGGGTCTTCAAACTCTTCTTCATCTTGGTTAATATCAGCATCAATAATATCACTGATAATTTCTTTTCCTGTTGGAGCTTTTTCTTCTCCTTCTTCAGAGCCCTCTTCTCCATCTAAAAATGACAAGTCTGTTTCATTTTTTGAAAAGATGTTATTCTTTGCAGGTTCATCTTCTTTGTCATCTCCACTGTTTGGAGTTACAATGGCATCTGCTCCCGGAGCTCCTAACCAGCTATCAATATCAAGATCTACTTCTTGTACTGATGCCTGGTTACCTTGTTGGTTTAAATTGGTTTCCATAATTGATTGGTTTTGTGATCTGTACATATAGAATATACTAATTAAACTCTAAATATTTACTTTCCACCCAAAATTTTAAATTGAGTTACGGATTATAGAGCTATAATTTAGTTGTATCCCTTCAAAGTTTGTAGTATTTCTTCTACAATAGGGTCTCTATGATTGGTTGTCAAGCATATACTGTTAACACCAGGTATAGTAGAAAGTATTCTAGACATAAAGTCAAACCCACTTTGTTTCTTATCTTTAAGATCTATTTGAGCTGTATCACCTACAAATATCATTCTGGCTCCAGAACATAAACGTGTGATGATAAGTTCAAGTTGATTCTGTGTAACATTTTGAGATTCATCTATAATAACACAGCAATTAGAAAAGTTACGGCCTCTCATAAAGCCAATAGGAATAACTTCTATATTACCCTCTGCTAGTTCTTTATCAATCTTTTCCTTACTGTAAAGTCTATACATATTATCATAAATAGATGCTGTATATGGAGCAAGTTTATCATCCTTGCTGCCGGGAAGAAATCCTATATCTTCTCCTGCAGTTACAGCTGGTCTAGTTAGAATAACCTTTTCTATATCCTTACGGAACAATAGATCAAGAGCTATTTGTGCAGCCAGCATTGATTTACCAGATCCTGCTGCACCTTTTAAGAAAGCCACCTTAGAACTTAATATCTTTTCCTTAGCAATCTTTTGTTCTTCATTTAAAGCTATATTAAACTTAATAGGATGTTTTAGCTTTTTTGACCCTGAGGGTTTATTGGTTTCCATCTATTTATTTTTTGGTAGGTTTCTCTTTTACATCATATTTGTTCTTATTCTCTCTAGCTATCTCTAACTGCTTATTAGCAATATCTTGTTGAACAGCCAATTTTTCTTTCTCTACAGATAACTTATCAGTTGCTATTCTATTCTTACTAACCTCTTGCTCTCTTTTAAGATTCATTTGATCTCTATAATTATCCTGTTCTTGAATCTTAGCTAAAGCATCTTGATAGTCAGACACCTGATTTTGGTTAATATCCTGCATAGATCCATAACCAGCTGCTCTAATTTCCGCAATAAGAATATCTTTTTGACGGTTTTTCTCAGCCTCAGCCGCTTTGTAGTCAAGATCCATTTGTTTTTGTTTCTCTTGAGCAGCAAGTTGTTGTTCTTGCATTTGTTGTTCTTGCTGAGCTTGTTCTTGACGAATTTGTGCAGATTTTTCTTCAGATGCTTTAAGAACATTTGTAAGTTCAGCAATAGACTCAGATTTAATAATATTTCCTAAGTCATATATACTAGCACCTGTAGTGTTATTATTTAATGCTAACTGTTTAAGTTGTTCCATAACAGCACGGCTGTTCATCTTGGTTGTACAGAATACATTTAAATCTCTCATTAAAAGTTTAGTACCGTTAATTGAAAAGTTTGTTTTTTCTGCAGCAGATGTAACATACTGTAGTCTTATAGATGGATTATTAGAATTATAATATTGAGCAAGTTCTGTTCTCATCTGATGTACACGTGGCATTAAATAGTCAGTGTGTTGTACAAAATACATTTCAGTTTGAGTGTAAGAAGCATTTAAGTTTTGCTCCATACCAGTTGCTGTTTGTTGACCCATTTGCTGACCCATACGTTGTGGTGTAACACCAATAACTTCATAAGCTTGTTGTTTGAAATAACCAGCCAATTGAATACGGGAAAGTAGACGTTGAGTTTGTTCTAAGTTTAACACTTGATAGTGTTGGAAATTAAGAGCATTCTCTGTATTAGTAATTGTAGTGTCTAAAGGTAACATTTGGAAATTCTTCATTGCTACATAAGCATTCTGTAAATTTCCTTTACCCCAATCTTCACCCATTGAGTGTCTTGGTAAAGCATTTTGGTCAAACATAATAACAGTTCCTAGTTCATCTACTAAGATGTCTGCTATCTGATTATTTACAATGTTATATCCAATTTGGTATGGTTTCATTAAATCCACCATTGCAACACTCTTAGTGTTACGGTCAGAAAATACAGCTCCCTCTACAGGTATTTTACAACCATATAAAGAATTATCTCCTTTAAATTGGAAAGGTATACGGCCAGGACGGCCTCCTTGCATACCTAAATATATTGGATTTAAACCTCCAGGATTATTCATACCCCAGAATGATGGACGGTTAGGACCCACTTTAACACCACCCCAAACTTCATTAATCCATATCCAATCAATATGTTCTCCGTATACTAAATTATCTTTTGATTTATTCTTAAGTATTGTAGTGTCATACAAAGGCTTATCTGTAACTTTATATTCTTCACTTACAATGTCTTGAATTAAACTACCATCATCATTAATCTTGGTTAAATGACCAATTTTACGTTGTGACTTCCAATAACATGTAGTTACACGTAACATATGTGCATTACCCCAGTCCATTAAATCTTCAGATTCATTAAGAATCATATGGATGATATCACCAGTGTTTTGCTTATTATCATATAAGCTCATAAACTGACGGTATTGTAATGAAGGAGTTTGTGTATTCCACTCATGAGATCTTGTAGGATCATAATATGTACCATCATTTTGGAAACCTTGTACAGCATAACCAGCAGAACGTACAGGATAAATAACTTCTAGAGCTTCTAATTGCTCTTGATTCATCATCCAACCATACTTGTCAATAACATCTGCAATAGACATTAAGTCCATCATACCAACCCATTGAGACTCAGATATATATCTAGCTCCTGGAGATTTATGATAGAATGTTTGTACTGGATTCCAAAGTTCTAATTCATAATCATCTTCTAACATTTTAAAATGCCAGAATTCACGGTCAGTGATAAGCATATCACGGAATGCTCTTTCTTCTAATTCATCTATTCTAAATCTTTCTACGTCAACATTATGTTGATGTGTAGCCCATTCTTCATAAAGGTTTCTATAGTCTTTTCTAAAAAATGATTCAATTTCAGGTAAAGTTCTTAACTTATCTTGACTCATTTCTTGTTGAAACTCTTCAGAATTAGGATCCATTCCTGCATCTATAAGTTTACTCATCATTTTAGCTTGTGCTTGTGATAGTAAAACTTGCTCAACCATGTTTTTCTTTTCTTCCAACATCTCATTATATGACATATCATCTACAGCACGGTACATGATTTTAGATGCTCTTTTACTGAATTCAGCACAAAGAACATTAATAACATTAGGGATAATTGGATAGAATTTTAATTCAAATGCTGATGCATCCTCTTTTGTAAGGATGTCAATAATTTCTGCATGCTCATTGTTTTCTTCAACAACATAGTCAGTTTTGTCTATAATACCTTTAGCAAGCTTGTAGTTTTTAAGTAGACGGATGGCATTTCTACGTAGTTGTTTCATACCCTGCCACTCAAGCCAGTCAAGGTTCCATGCTCTCCATTCCTCATCTTTTTCCTTTTCAGATAAAAACTGAATAGGCTGGGTGAGGGTACCCATCTTATTATATTCTACTTTCTTACCTGCTTTGAGATCAAGGGCATTATATATTTGCATACTCTTAAATGTTTTTTATTTAATATTCTTAAAAGGATTTCTATTAGGCTTAAAATTTAAACTTTTGGAGTTTACACCCATATTTCTAAAAGCACTCCTCATACTTAATTTACTTAATTTTTGGGAGTTTACCAATTTATCTGATGTAATCTCCACTCTTTTAGCCAATCCACGGTTATTTTGCTGGATTTGGGCAAATGCTACAAGAGCACAAAATGATACAAGTCTATCCACATTGACACCCGGTTGATATTGTTTCATCTCTTCTAGTAACATAGGATCTGGAATTCTTTCCACTCCATAGTAGATTTTCTTAGTTTCCCCATTTTCATCCATATCTTTATCTATTTCTTCTGTAAGGAATTGAATACCATAGGATAACAAATGCTGCTTAAATAAAACACCAGTGTTTTTCCAACCATATGTGGCATATACATTAGCATTAGATGAAAGCTCTTTAAGGAAAGGAATCTGATCTTTAGGAACTAAATACTTTTGTTTTCTTCTAGATATCATATATTGTATGAACAAACTTACGTTATTTTCACATAATGTCCAAGCA